GCCAATTTTCTACGTACGAAAAATATTTATTGTTGGCTTCCTGGGCAGTTGAGCATTGCACAATTATAGATGAAGTTAAAAGACCCGGATATGTGTTAGGATTTAGGGAGAAACTTATGAATGCTGTTTTGGCTACCTTGCGTATGCCTAAGTGGCGTATTATAGATTTTGAAATATATCCTATAGTCAATGATGTTAGGCCCGAACGGTATTTTACCGAAATAATACCCAACGACTTCGTTAGAAGTTATGGTTTAAAAGCTGCTATAGCTAGTAAGATGGATTTAAAGAATTATAGCATGTGGGTAGACGGATCTTATATTAGTACAAATCCGACCCCTGCGGGGTTGATAAAATTGGTGGATAAATTATCTCAGCCTGCCGTCGTGTGGGCGGTTAATCCTAAAATAGTTAAAATATGCATAGCTGAGATGATACAAAAAATTTTTAGAGACTTTGTTCCCTTCAAATTTAAATACGATTTAGAAACTATTCAAAGAATACCTTATCGCGCTTCAAGTGGTTTAGGGTATCCGTATAAACCTGGTTTACCTTCATCTGGAAAGAAAAAAGATTATATTAGAGATGTTCAGAGGCGATTTTTCAAATTATGTCGTCTTTTAGCAACTGGTGAACAGGTTTTTAATCATAGAAATATAGGCATGTATGTATCTCATTTCAAGCCAGAGACTAAATGTCACACAGATGAGCCAGGTAAGGTTAGGCAAATCTCTCAAGGTGACATGGACTCTGAAATGAGTGCAGATTTATTAGATAGACCTTTGATGACTTATTTACAACAGTTACCTTGGTATTCTCCTGGTATGTCTATGTTTACCTCAATGATTTCTAATACGTTATTGGCTCTTGGCCATAAGATTTATACACGTTACAAACCTCAATTTCAAAATCCTCATTTTACAGAAGCTTTTCCCAACCATAGGATAAGTTACATCTGTTTAGATCAATCTTCACAAGATGCTAGATTTGTCAAATCTACTTTAGAGTTGATGTATCGTTTAAGAGTTTATGGTCACGACTTCAAGGCCATGACTCAGGAAGATTTACGTGTATTTATGCAACTTTTGCTCCATTCAGATGTCACCACTTTCCATAAAATAATACAATGGTTTGATGGTGCTTATTACAATCAGTTACAATCTAATTCAAGTGGCGATAAATTTACCACAGTAGCTAACTGCGTAGAACAAGAGTTTGTATTGCGTGTTGCCATAACTGACATGTTTATGGAAAAGTCTCCTTCTATGCTTAAACCGTGGAAGGTGGCTCAATCGTTACCAATAATTATATGTGGTGACAATTCTGTCCTTGCTGTCCCTGATTATCTTTTAGATTTCTTTACTACAGATAGAGTCTATCCAGATCATTTGGACTTTCATCTCAAGAAAATAGGTATATTACTCAAGAAAGATGAAACATTTATTCGTACTCCTAAGCCTTCTCATCAAGATTGTTTTTTCTCCTCGGTTGATGAATATGACAATGTAACTCAATTCGGTGTCACATATCTCCAGCGAATTTTTGTCAAGATTGGAAGAAACAATGAGATATTACCTGCTGACTCAAATGATTATATTAAATTTGGGTTGCATCGTGCTACTCATCACTTCTTTGTTAAAGGGATGAATCATAATTTTAACTGGGATCACCCTTCAAAGAATATTGCTGTTGCTTTGTTTCAGAAAACATTTTCTCTGCTATTTGATGCTGGTTACAATCGTACTGCTCATAATTACCTCCGCGCCATTTTGCGCTTACTTCATGACGATTATGACAATATAGTGGATTGGTGTACCGATTCTAATGATCTAGCAGAGTTACAAATTAAAGTAAGTTTTAACAATAGTTGGATAAGAAGAGTTCTTTTAGACGATTCGTTTGAATTTGTTACCTCAAAGATGAGTGTTTCTACTCAAAGTGCTGTGCTTAGGCTTCCAGTTATGGATTTTCGTAAAAAATATTAAAATAAATCACCTTCTCAAGAAGGTTCTAAG